GAAAAGGCTGCAGTCCGATACCGGAACAAAGCCATTTTTCTTTTGAAGAGTGTGTCACGATTTGGATATGATTATTATGAGCTGAAAGATCACGCTCGACTCCTTAAAATTGTTCCTCTCAAATCCACTGAATTTAGAGAAAAGGAAGTATGGACACCTGATCAGTTTAAACTCTTCATTGAGCATGTGGATCATTATGTATATAAAACATACTTCACCTTCTTGTACTACACTGGGATGAGACGAAGTGAAGCTCGAGCTATTGAGAAGCGTGATATTGTTGATGGTGTCGTTAGTATCAATAAATCGATGCATCAATACAGTGGTGAATTCAAATCTCTTAAAACAAATTCTAGTCGTCGTAAGATTCAAATTAATCAACATGTATTAGAGATGATCCAGCCCCTCATTGAAACTGAAGGTCATTTACTCTTTGGCGGAAATGAACATTTATCTTCCACATCAATTCAACGCTATTTTTCTAATGGAATAAAACTCTGTAATGAACACCTTATTGCACGTGGAGAAAAGCCAATTCCCAAAATACGACTTCATGATATGCGTCATAGTCATGCAACCTTCCTTATTAACAAAGGCGCGAACATTGTAGCAGTTTCTAAACGACTCGGGCATTCGGACATTAATATGACACTAAAGGTTTATACTCATTTACTAAAAGAAAACGAGAGTAAAATCATTGAACTTCTTGACAATACTGATTGAAGATTAAATTAACACTAAAGTATTTATCTAATCTGTTATACTATAAAAATGGAGAAAAATATGAAACCTGATGCAAAACCTTTTTTAAAATGGGCTGGTGGTAAAGGACAGCTTTTACCAGTTTTAAAAGGATACTTACCCAGTGATGCGGGATATACAACTTACATTGAGCCATTTATTGGAGGAGGAGCACTTTTCTTTGAAGTGGCAAATACTAACTTATTTGAGCATTATGTGATCAATGATTTCAATATTGAATTGGCAACCGCATATCGAGTTGTAAAATCGAATGTTTTAGACCTTGTTGATCAACTTAAAAAAATCGAGATTAAGTATCATTTCTTAGATCAAAGCGCACAAAAGGAATTCTTTTACAAAATACGAAATGAATTTAACAATCAAAAAGATGTTATTGACTATAAGGTATTTGACTCTTTTTTAATCCAACACATAGCATACTTGATTTTCTTAAATCGCACATGCTTTAATGGTTTGTATCGACAAAACTCTAAAGGTGGTTTTAATGTTCCTTTTGGAGATTATAAAAATCCAAAGATTTGTGATGAAGCCAATCTTATTGCTTGTAGTAATATGCTTCAAAAAGCCACCATATTGAGTGGTGATTTCGAAAATGTTTCACCATTTGTGAATGACATGGCTTTTATATATTTAGACCCTCCTTATAGACCACTTTCTACGACTTCAAGCTTTAATAGCTATGCTAGGGAAGCTTTTAATGATGACAGTCAAAAAAGGCTAGCTAGTTGGTTTAAACTATGTTCTGATAAAGGTGCAAGAGTTCTCTTAAGCAATTCAGATCCAAAAAACACTGACATGTCCGATAATTTTTTCGACGATTTGTACTCAAATTATAATATTTTGAGAATTGAGGCAAAGCGTATGATAAATTCAAAAAAAGAAAATAGAGGAAGCATCACCGAACTACTAATCATGAATTTTTAACTATATGTTTTTTATCCCATTCCAAAGTTTTAATCTTCCAGAATAATTCCAATATCTAATGTCTTGCTCAATAAAGAACCATTTTGATACTTTAAGAACCATTTCAATAGTCCAACCTTCACATTCTCCAAGTGCATTAATCTCTTCATCTGAAACATACTCACATAAAAATACACGTTCAAGTAATTGAACAAGATTCTGAAATCTTTCTAAGTTGTTTTCTTTTTTTAACCTCAAGTCAGCGAAGAGATCATCGAATTTTGGAGCATTTCTATTGTTTCCTTTTTCCTTAAAACTCATTTTCTCTAATGTTATTAGAAAATCAAATCCATTATGAAGTCGTGATGGTCTAACCAGAAGAACTTTATCTCCATCACTTAAATGCTCAACTTCATATATATGTTTTGAAGCCGCTTCTCCACTACCATTACCCGGTTCCTCACTTGAAAATGCACTGACAACCCTCATTCTTACTTCATTTCTCGTTCCTTTATTGCTGAAATATAACTGGTGTTTAGTTGGCATTTAGACTTCCTCCTAGTTTCCAAGTCTCGTGATAGCTGAATAATCAATCTCTGACCACAGAGTTGGACGGTTATGAGCCAACGCACGTTCTACCACCTCAGATAAATTACGTTCATTATGTTTACCACAGTATACAGCTTCAATATAACGATAATACGGCATCCTTCTACCTTGAAACCCTTTTTCCATTGGATAGTTAATATCTTCTTGTAATGTGATCCAAGACATTAACTCAACTAATTCCTTTATAGAAAAATTGAAATCTCTATTTGAATCAATCAAATATAATTTATTCTGTCTTCTATAAACAACATTAGCTTTCTCTAACAAGTGTGGATCGGGTGATGAAAAATTGAAATCGCAAATAAACTGGTGATTTTGAAGCTCAATTGCATCACCTTTTTTTGCTAAATCAATCAAGAATTTCTCTAGCAATTTATAATTGTCGCCAAGTTGTACTGCTTTATTAAAGAGATCAATAATAATACTTGGATGAGAAATAGCAATTCCTTTAAACGATACTCGATAATCATATACGTATTTGCCATATTTAAAATCTGTTTTATATCCTGGATAAGATATTGTTATTCCTATATCTCTATTAACTGTGACTGTGTTCGTATTTGATATACTTGGAATTGAACTCCTTTGTCCATTTAATTCTAGTTCTTTTTTTCTCTTCAAAAACTCATCCCAAATATCATGCTCGTTTTTAAAGTGTCTTAAAAGTCTATCTCTCATCAAATCATATGACATTATATTCTCCTCCCTGCTTCTTTTAGTGCATAAACAAACCTCTTCTTAAAGTAGAATGCATAATTCTTATTTGAAATGTACCTATTATAAACATTCGAATAGATAGGGTTATAAGGTATGCCATCTTTTGTTCTAATCTGAATATATTCACCACCACTGGTATGTATGAATGATGTTGGTGAAGCATTCAAGAGTCTCACTATGTCTGAGCAAATCAGTTCATAGTCATGCTTTATTTGAGTAATAATCTCGATAAATTGCTCATCTTCAAAGTTAGCATGGATATTGGGCATGAAATACCACTCTCTCGGATCTTGTGAATCCTTGCATATTGGCACATATAATAAGTTCTTTATCTTTTGATATACAATAGATTCGTAAAAAGGTTTACCAGTAATCAAATCATCAATCATCCCACTAATCTGAGTAATAAATACTGTCTCTTTCGGATTTCCATTTCTATCGCATTTGTTGGTTTTCAGTTCTCCATCTTCAAAATCCAATCTGCCTCCACCATTATTTAATCCAATTGCTAACTCCAGTAATTGCCCCGTTCTTCCTTTAGCTCTAATAATATCTGCAAAATCATCCTCATTTATAAATACTCTTAATGGAATATTCTCAATTTGACGTAGCTTGATTTTCGCCTCTTCTAGCTTCATTATCCCCTCCATATTTGTTTAATTTGATTGATTCTAAACGTCTAATCGTAAGATCAAGATACTCTTGACTTAAATCTATGCCAACATAGCTTCTTCCTAATTTTACAGCCACAACACCTGTAGTCCCACTTCCATTAAAAGGATCAAGTATTTTGTCACCGGATTTAGTCGCCGCTAACACAATCCTTTCTAGTAGTTTCTCAGGTTTTTGAGTAGGGTGCTTACCATGAATCTTTTCCTTTTTGCTAATGGCTGGTAAATCCCATACGTCTTTCATTTGCTTGTTACCGTTTATTTTTTTCATATATTGATAGTCAAAATAATGCTTTGCTTTCTTCCCTTTACTCGCCCAAAGTATTGTCTCAGTGCTATGAGTGAAGAATCGACATGACAAATTTGGTGGAGGGTTCAATTTTCTCCACGTAATATTGTTCAAGATTCTATAGTCTAATTCTTGAAGAGCTAAACCTACTGAATATATATTATGCATTGTTCCTGATATCCAAATAGTGCCATTCGGTTTTAATAATCGCTTGCACATTTTTAACCATTTTACGTTGAAATCATGAATTTGCTCAATCTTAAAACCCATATCCCATTCAGCTTTATTAACGGAGACCATTTCACCACTCTGACAAGTAATCCCATTATTTGATAAAAAATATGGAGGATCTGCAAAAATCATGTCAAATGACTCTGCCGGCAGTAGCTCTAATATTTTGAACGAATCTCCGAGATAAAGATTGATTTCTTCATTGTTATAATAGTTAAATTTTGTCTCCATTTTCCATTTCCTTAATCTATATTATTTCATTTTTGCGTATATCTCTAATCCTATCAAAATTGTTTAGAAAGAGGTAGACATGTGGTATTCCGAAAAGTTAAGTTTAATCATTATATAATTTGAATAATTCTTCAATACTAATCTCAATTCCCTTTTTTTTCAGGTCATTTGCTCTTTTTTTGAAAAGAGCTTCAACTATCTCTAAATTGCTAAGTCCATAATGAACTTGATTATGACAATTACTGCATAAGGAAACGATGTTAGCTACAACATCAAGTGAATGTTCAAACCGATCCTGAAATTCCATAGGAATCAAATGATGTGGTTCTGTATAATTTTTCTTCGTTTTTCGCCTAATGAAACTTGGATGTTCTGAGTCTATCTCGCAACTGAAATTCGCTCTCTTTAACGCCTTATAGGCTACCATTCCATTTCTTTTAAATTTCTTCTTGCTGTTTTCGAATATGTAATCTGGTTTATCAACCGGATGTGGATCATCATCTGTGCTTATTGATTCATAACCTGATTCGATAATTTCAGCTACGACTTGCTCGAGTTGCTCATCGTCATAAATTGCATGAGTAAAATCAATATCATTTCTTTTTATTAGTTCACTAACAGATGCATAATCCTTTATTGATTCACTTCGAATGACTTCAACTAGATAGTTAAGCATCTCAACATTTGCATTGTACAAGTAACCTGTATTCCCTCTATTTTTTATATTATATGGGGATAATTTCTTAGGTTGGATTTTTCTGAAATGATCTCTTAAGTTTATAGTGTCAATTGGGGTTTCAAGAACATGATATTTAGCATCTACACGCCATCCATTAATATTCCAATGTGTTCCTTTGATTTCAGGTCTTTCACTAGAATATGCATCATTGTTTGCTCTACTGACAGCGACTATTCTTCTATTAAAACTATGAATTATCAAATCACCTTTTTTGACTTTTCTCATTAAGTCCCAATGAGCAATGATATGACCTTTATCATTTCTCTTGGGTGCCCACAAATAGCCTTCACTAGATTCTTCTTGATAACTCTTATTCTGAAAGACAAAAAACACTTGAGTTTGTCTAATCTCATTCTTACCTTTTTGGACTTTATCATCAATCAATTTTTGAAGTCGTTCACTCACTTTAAATGGTCCTTGAACTGATTTGATCCCTATATCTTGTAGATCTTCAAGAGTAATATACTCATCATAAATTTCTTGAAGTTCCAAAGTCATATAGCGGCCAGCATCTTTATAGTTTGTGTTATCTATATCGAATTCACTTGTGTCCACTTCACGAGAGCTTAAGTCTGTTTTTAGTGCTACACACTTATACTTTATTTCCTGATAAGGGTGTGCCATGTAAATATAAACTGTATCTCCAGTTTTTATGTCAGTACTTTGCTTGTAATCAATCTCTTTATATTTCTCGAATGCGCCTACAATATCGTAAAATTTTGGATTGGTGATTATGATCCAGTTAGCCACTTTCCCGCCCTCCTATTGAAATCATTGTTTCACAAAATTAGTTGAACATGACGAATTATAATGTTATTATAACAATCAACTTAACCAATCACTCATTTATATTTATAATTTCAAATATTATGTCCGATTATTTTCCATTAGTGACCACATCTGTGACCACATTTGTGACCACATTTTTTGAAAATGAGGGTTAAACTTGGTAAGAGACAGCTCATAAAAACCCTCTAAAGAGTGGATTTGTTATACTTGGTAAAGCTTTTCCATCAGTCCTGCTACCCCTGCCAACATGCAAATAAACCGCTTAAACAGCGGTTTTTATTTTGTCGTGACCACATTGTGACCACATTTTATATAAACTGTTTTTTAGTTGTGATATGATTTCTCTAATGGAGGAATTTCATGGAAAACTTGTGGATTTTAACTGAAGAACGGCCTAAGGTTTCTGTATTGTTGAAGATAATTGAATTATATTGTGATGATTTCGGAGATAGTATTGAGGAAAATACAACCCCAACTATTACCCCTATTGTAAAAGATGGTTTCTTTTCTTTTTCTTATTGTCTTGTCGGCATAAAGCTAAAGAATATTTCGAATATTTTCATATTGACGGTTTCAGGTGAATCGAGTTTTTTCGATTTTTTGATTGTAAAACAAGTTGAGAAACCAGAAGGCAATTATTGTGGTCCCAATGTACTAATGGCAATTGAAGAAACAAAAACCAGTGATGATGAATCCCGAAACACCGGAGTATATCAAAGAGCTTCAAAGTTTGCTTTTATAGATATCTTCTTCAAGAATATTAAAAAATATATGCTTTATAATGATGAATTGATTGTAAGACAAAATAAAAAGCCGAGTGCTACAAGTGTATTCGGTACTAATATGCTTTTGACACAGGATGTTAAAATTGTAGGCAAAGATATTAGTTCGTGGTTCAGTTCTTTCAATTCAATCAATGATCTCATCAAATTGAAAAGTCAAATGAGATTACCTCCTGCCGGAAATGTTCCAATTACAATTACTATGAATGTAAATGTGATTGTAGTTACAGGTCGTTTAGAAAAACCAATCGGATCAGGAAACATTGCTCATGACCCGAATATTGGAGCTATCTCATGTATAAGTAAGACAATAAGAGATCTAGGTTGGAAGAATGGAATTCTATTAAGAAATCATGGAGTGAGTCAATCATATATCAATAGTCTCAAAACCGGGAATAAATTCTTAAGCATTTGTAAGCTTTTATCAATTGAAATGGAAGGAATTTCAATCCCAGACTTCGAACTTCCTACCGATTATTGGCATTATGAAAAATCATCAGAAAAAATAGCTTCTATTTTTCTACATATAGTTGCCGAAAATTTCGGGTTAAAAGCGATATATCAGAACCACGCTGGTTGTGAACGCGGTTATTTCAAAACTCAAAATAATCCTTTTGTTGTACTACCAAAAAAGGATTCTCAAGGTGAATTACTATTTATTCCAGATTTAATACTATTGAGTGAAGCAACAAAAGAGATTTTAATAATTGAAGGAAAGCAACTGAAAACCCTTGCAAATGGAATAAGTGAATTAAATAATTACGGTAGTATCACAAATGAGTTTATAATAAAAAACTATCCAAAACATACAATCTCAAAATGGTTAACAATTTTCGGAGGTAACTTGAGCAATATTCCACACCCTAGTGTGTTACTTTATATAAGTGAAGATGGGAATATTGTAATAAATGAAAATGCACCTTTGGTAATCAGAAATGCTTTTACTGGATTAGTTTGAAAATTCTCAATTTTCTTTCCTAAAAACTAATATATATTGATGGATCTGATTAGCTACAAATGAAAATGGATACCCATAAGGATACAACTTTGTTGTTTGATCTGCCCAAATCTTTAGTCCTTTATAATAAAGTCCATCAATACTATTAATTATCTCAATTAGATCTGCATGCAATAAGTTCGTCGTTTTCTTTTCAGGCTGCAAATCTTTTATAAAGACAACTAGATATCCTCGATGTTTCAAATATTTAACACTGGATATAATTGTACGAAGAAACTTCTCTTTAAATACCTCATAAGATACATTACCCAAATCAAGTGATGAATTTGTAAATGGTGTTCCGTTAGCACCATGAATTGGTAAATCTCCCCCAGTCTTCTTGCGACTCATCATGTTTGAGTATGGAGGATCTATTAAAATCAAAGAAACCTCATCACCGTTTAATACTTCTTTCATAAACTGGTTGTTTTCAAGTGCTTCAACACTATCAACACAAAAAGAGTTTTCAATTTTAATATTTAGCTCATTAGCAGCCTTGATATAAGCGGATATATAGTCAGGATTTAATTCGAAACCTATAGCCCTTCGATTTGCTAAACTAGCTCCTAGTAGAGTTCCTCCTACTCCCATAAAAAAATCAATTACCAATTCATTTTCTTTTGTAAAAAATTCAATTATTTCTCTCATTAATTGAGGTGGTTTTGGTGTTGGGTGAATCTTTCTAATATTATGTGCAAATGAATCTTTTCCTTTTGTATTAAATTTTGTATTTATTACAGAATTAGTGAAATATATCCATTCGGATCCCGATAAATGATTAAGTCTATTATTTAAGCTGTATCTTCTATTCCCTGGCAATACTACTGCATTGAACGATGATCCTACTACATATGCATTTTCAATATCATCAAGTACCCATTTTGGCAAATTCATTTCCAGATAATTTGGGTAGACTTCTTTCAATAAAACTGGTTCTTCACCATCGTATAAATTGTAGTTGCTCAACTTCAATTTGATTGCCCTCCTCAACAAGATTATAATTAGTTATTAGCACTTCAAGACTTTTGAATTCTGTATTCTTCGATTGATAATTACTATTTTCGTAATTTGAGTCAATTCTGTGCACATTATATTTTTTTGACCATTCTATTAAAATCTGATTTTTTACCCCTTTATGCTCTAGTACATTTGATAATGCAAATTTTACTCCTAATTCATCAAGTGTATCAAGAAACTGAAGGAGTAATAGTTCTTCAGTCTCTGTCCAACCATTAAATCCTCTCTTTCCATCATTGTATGAACCTGTAGTTATCAAATATGGAGGATCACAATAAACTAAATCTTTACTATTCAGATCAGTAACCCTGAAATTCTCAAAACTTAGATTCGAGAACTCAACATCTTTGCTTTTAAGTTGATTGCAGAATCTAATCAAATTGTTTTTTATTCTATCATTAAAGCAACTTCTGTTGATTCCAAAAGGCGCATTAAATTCATGTTTAGAATTAAATCTTATCTGGTGATTAAATGAATAACAAGTTAGGGTAAATAACTTCATGGGTGATTTTGATGAATTGTATTCACTTCTAAGTTGGTTATAACCTTTTTGATTAAATAAGCTCAAGTCAAATTCGTTGATTAGATGATTGATTTCTTCAAGCAGTAAATCAATGTCATGTTTTTTGAAGTATTCAAATATCTCTACTAAATAGTCTATTTGATCATTATAAATAACTTTATTTGCTTTGACATTTACACCTACATTAAATCCACCACCAAATAGATCCACAAAAGTGTCAATTTCCTTAGGGAAGAACTTAAGTATTTGACTAAGTAGTTTATATTTCCCCCCTGTATAATTCAATGGACTTTTTACTAGACTCATTTTTTTAGATCCTTTTCAATATAATATATGAATTCGTGAATTTCCCCATCATGATTTGTTGATCTGCTCTTAAATCTTCTATATGGGATTTCAATAATTCTAAATGTTTCTTCTTTACCAATTTTTTTCATTACACTTTCAATTTGATCTGAGGTCATTAAGCCTTCTGAGTTATAACTAAGTAAAACATGTTTAAAATTTGAGTTGGTAACTAAATCTTCAAATGTAGATAAAACCGTTTTTTTCATACAGAATTTTGATTTTTTATCTTGATAAGGCCTAACACCAGTTTTTCCTTTAACTTCTGGATAATCATATAGTGCTGCGGTTTCTAATAAATGATAGTTAGGAAGATATTGCCTTTCGTTATATGGTGGATCAATATAAAGTATATCCCCCGAAATTTTCCTCACAAGATTGTTACCATCTTCATTATATGATTTATTATTTTTCATATTATCGACAACTTCTAACTTAAATAGTTTAAATGATTTGTGTGCTCTTTTATCCCAAGTTTTATGATAAGCTCCATATGTTCCAGAAATATTTGAGATAAATGGAATTCCCTCAACAATACACGCAATTAGGTAATAGTATTCATTTTCTGATAATAACTTTCTTCTTTTCCAATCTTCAACAAATAGCCTCGAACTATCAATCCTTAGAGCATTATCATCAGTTATGTACATTCTTCCCCCATTTGGAGAAAAATTATTATAAAAGAACCCAATTTTCTCAACATCAGGGTATTTCTCGTTTTCCAAATAACTGAACACATCATTAATCCCAAGTACAGATTTAACTTCTTCAAAATTGGGAATGAAGTTATTCTCAATAGTTGCTTTTTGAAGTACATATGAAAAATATAAGAGATCATTAGATATGATCTCGAATTTTTCCTTGAAGTATCTAGAAACACTTGCTGTACCTGAAAATATATCACACATACTTTTTGCTTCAGGTGCTAGCTCATCTACTACACTATTAATGTAATCTAGAAGTAATACTTTGCTTCCAATATATCTCATATAGAACCTCTTTTTGAACAATATACCACAAATATTAATTAAGTCTATTGAATCATTAATAATAACCTTAAAGTAGTCTACAACTATCTTCTTTGTTTCAAAACATTCATTACCACTGCTCTCAAACTAAGTCCACTCAGCAATCAAGATAACTTTCGCAAGCACTTGAAACAATTTTAACTATGTTTTGAACATAATTACTAGTATGAACAATGAAGTTTGATTTACAAAAATTATAGCACAATTTGTGAATTTGAACTTGATGATAGATTTACGAATTATTTATTATTTCTAGGAAAATCGTATTTTGTTGCTAATATCTAAATGGGAGGACGATATGGAACATGATTTTGCTTTAAGTTGTTTTGTTGATTATTGGATCGTTGTTAAGAATCATCTAATCTTATCAAAGCATAAAGACTTACTATTAGATTTGTATCTAGACTAAAAAAGGGCAATGCCCTTTTATTGTTTCTTGTTTTCAATCGCATCGATTCTTCGATGAGCTGCTTTGGTTGATTCCTCTACTCGTCCGATTCGTTCGGAATGTTGGTTATGACGATCTTGAAGCTCATCGTGATCTTTTCTAAGTCCAATGGCCATATCAAGTTTGGCATTTACCATGCCTTTCCACTCAGAATCATTGATGATCCGTGTATCTCGACCTCGAATCCATCCTGCTAACCCCACAAAACATCCTAAGATCGCAATGATCACTGAAATACTTAATGAGGTATCACTATTCATAGTCGATTCTTCTTCAGTGATTCTTCTTTGAAGTAGGCAGTAATATAGCGTGATCCTTCCTCACCAACAGGTGAATAGATCATTGTTGAACAACCATATGGATATGGAGACTTAGGAAGATGTTTGATGATCACCATCCGTTTGTTGCGATAGTTAGCGGTGGAGCGTCCTGTGCCTAAACTGCTGGAGCGTCCAACACCACTCACATACACAATATCTCCAGGGTTTAATGGTGTGGGCATTTTTTTACTCACATAATCAATGAAACTATACTCTCCCCAGTAAGCCCATGTGCGGAGCTGATCATTGCTTTTTGTAACACCCCATTGATTTCGTGCTGGAGTCGATTCAATGTATTCACGATTACCTTTGGAATCTTTTCCAATGTAAATGCCGAGATGACCAAGATCCTTAGTGAAGACAAGTAGTCCTGGAGTATCTGGCATGTCTTTAAAATCTCCTTTAACTTTACAGGATCGATACATCATCCCAACATTTTGATCACTTCCCTTAGGGATGTTGTAGGAGACGACGCCTGGTTTTTGTTCCCACAGGTATCCTTTGATAAGCCCAACACAATCAAAACAGGCTTTGCCTAGTCCTTGTTGGATGGTGGATAAGTTTCGTATTGTATGGGGACATTTTAACTCCTTCACTCGACGATCAATCATAGCTTGGGTTAAAGACCTTCCAAATCCTCCCAGCATATAAGTCGTAGGAACACTGAGTTTACTCTTCGCGTATTCAACGAGTCCTAGGTTGGTCTTGCTCATGGGACTCCTCACTTTCTTCTTCTAATAAAAACGCGAGTTCTTGAGATAAATCAAGATCCTCGATAACTTCTGATTCTTCATGAGGCTTCTTCATGATGATCTCCTTATTGACTTTCTTGCCATTGGCCATCTTTAAAATGCTTCACAGGTTTAACTACCCATGATGATCCATTAAAGACTTTCACTGGTTTAGTTACCAGTGTGCTACCATCCCATACCTTAATCTCTCCTCCACTTTCATACGTGACTTCTACCCAAAGAGCATTGTTGGAATGAGTACTTGCCGCTGTGAATGTGGTGGCAGGAGCACTTTGACTCACATCGTTGTAATCGATGAAATGCCCTGAAGTGTTATTGTTTGCTCCAAAGTGAAAGGCTCGTCCACTTTGATTGGAACGCTTTCCATAGCCAATCCATAATAAGGTTCCTGCTTCTATGAGTTGCTTATCAAAACTAAAGGTATAAGTTTGAAGACTGGCTAAGTTGGAGTATGTATTATTAGGAGAATGAGAGTGATTGGATTGAGCTAATGTTGCTCCGTTACTGCGATTCCATATCATCCCCCACACTATGGGCACTTCTGAATCAGAGTATCGAGCAAGTCTTAACGACAGTGAAATGATCTTTCCCCGCTCAGGCATCACCGTGCGATAGGCAACATTGGCATAGTAAGGTACTCCACCCCAATACGCACTGGTGAGTGTGGGTTTAATCCCAAAGGTTTTGATGGCCATACTTAGTTGGTATCCACCCAAAGATCACCCACCGCAGGACTTACAGGGGCAGTCGTGCCCACATGCAGCTTCTTACCATTTATCTTTAGGGAGTCAGCGGCTTGGGCAGTGGATCCTAGTTTTCCATTGAGTTGAGTCTGAATGGATGAACTAACTCCAGAGAGAGTCCCTAACTCCGTTGATGTAATGGATCCTGCTGAGGCTTTACCATTCGCATCTGACACCATTACTCGATTGCTTGTCAGGTTACTACTCACTAGTGTGGAAGCTGCTCCACTGATAGTGGCTTGCTTTGCATTGAGCTGAGTTTGAAGTGATGAGCTGACTCCACTGAGATATCCAAGTTCAGTGGAAGTCACACTGCTCACCGATACCTTACCACTGCCATCCGATTGAAGAGCTCGGGAGGTGGTTAAATTATTACTGGTAATCGTGGAAGCTCCACCACTAATCGTGGCTTGTTTGCTGTTGAGTTGAGTTTGGATATTACTACTAATACCCGCAAGCATCGACAACTCAAGTGCACTGATGGTGCTGACATCCAATTCTCCACTTACATTGGATATGAGAGCTTTATTGACACTCATGATCGGAATGTTAGTGATGGTGGAAGCGACAAACCCACATTCACTGGGGTTACTTCGGGTATCACTGATCATCGCTGAAGTGATCGTTGAGGTGGCTGCAGGTAGAGTCAAGATTGCTAAAGAGAGTTCAATCATCTCAGCATTTCGTGTCAGTGACGGTGCACTTGGACTTGACGCTGGTGTGCCTATTTTTCGCTCCAGTGTAATCTGTCGAGCACTAAAATGAAGTCGTAACACCAACCGATCCATGCGAAGAAGCAAGGGGTCAGGCGTACACAGAATCGATTCATCCGCATCACTCACAAAATAGTATCCATTGATCCATGCTTTCCCAGCTTTAACAAGTACATTCACCCCTTCACTCACGACGACTTGAAGACTGTTTGCAGGTGTTGGAAAGACGCCATTGCCAATAAAGGTCGAAAAGTATTCCGCAAACTCATTGGCTGAATACAATCGATCGTTGTTAATACTATTAAAGAAACCACTTCGAATGGCCATACTAAATCTCCTTACTCTGTGCCATGTGCTTGATGTTCCACATCAGTTTGCACTGGTACTTTAATTTTGAGCTTTAAGGCTTGGGTGAGCTTTTGAAGTCCTTGTACAATATAAACTCCTAAGACTGAAGAGACGATAATCGTTAAGGCATTAAGGATATCAATTTGACCTACTCCCTCCACATCGATTAAAGGAATTACTCGTGCGATGAGCACAAATCCTCCTATCGCAGCGTAGATGGCTGTAGCTTTAAAGATCCCTTGAAGTAAGAGTTGCTTATCATAATGAAATGAAGTTTTCGCAATCGCAAACCCAAGCAGGATATTAACCCCTATGGCGAGGGGAAGAACCAACATCATGGAATAAAGCATTGTGTTCCTTTCTTAGGCAGTTCGTTGCCACATATACACAGATAGATACGGAGGGAGTGAACTTGATGATCCAGTAGAATCTGGGGTAGTCGTTGAAGTATACCCACGCACATCCGCTCCACCACCTACACTATTTGAGGTTGTCCCATAGGTACCACTAACACGATGGGTCGCAGGCCATGTCGCTTGAGAGGCTGGAACTGTGCCATCTTCTCTAAAGTAAACATACCCTGTCGATCCAGTTACCGTAGCCCACAAATCACCATCTCCACCACTTTCAAATCCTGCTCCATGTTTATGGGGAGCTGAGGTATGCGCATGCGATGCTCTTCCTCCTGTTGATCCTGCACTATAGGTCGCACCGGCAGCCACTAGGAATCGGTTTTGAATCGCAGCCCAGGTTCCTCCAAAGAGTGTGGCTGGAGAGGTTGCACTGGTGGACATATAAATCGCTCCAACAGGATAGACCTTATCAAGAAAGTCGGTAATTTGTGAAACGATATGGGTATGACTGTTGGCTGCTTTCCCATCCAACTGAGTTTGAATCGCAGAAGTTACCCCTGATAATGTTCCCAGTTGAGTGGAGGTGACACTGCTCACCGCGACTTTGCCACTTCCATCACTGACAAGTGCACGACTGCTAGTGAGATTACTGGAGGTAATGCTGCTGGCTGCCCCTGAAATGGTGGCTTGTTTACCATTAAGTTGAGTTTGAACTAAAGATGTTACACCACTTAGATAACCAACTTCTTGACTTGATACCGATGACGCAATGATGTTTCCACCACTATCGCTTACGATTGCTTTATTGGGGGTGACATTCAGACTTTGACCTTCACTAGTGCCTGAGGTGTCAGGAGTGGATTTGGTGGTGACACGGCTTAACGATTGGCCAAAGATGGGTTGAATGGTAATGCCTTGTTCATCCCATACTTCACTGATTTCACTCACCTGTGCTTCAATCGTTTTATTCCAACGGGATTGTTGAATGGTCACGATGTCTCCTAGATCAAAATCATCATGGAGTCTTACCGAACCATTGAGGACTACACTTGCTTCAAGATATTCGACTTCAGGTTCGATGGCTTGCCATCCTCGCTGAATGAGTGCATCCAGATATTCACTCTCACTCATCTCCGCTTCCCATCGAAGATCCTTCGCATTCACAAACGCTTCGACTCGTGGAGACCCTTCATCACTTCCCACTTCAACGAGGATGCGCTCATCCCCTTCACCTTGACCTCCGACAAGTACCACACTTTGCTTGAAGCGTTGATTTCGCTCATAGGTAGAGGATCGGATGTTTTCATAGTCTTCACTAAAAATCACTTGAGGTCCAGCAGTTTGCGTAGCGGTTTTATCACTTGGTTCATAAGTGAAGAAGACTAGTTTTCGCTGAAGGGGGTCAAGGCGAATGTCCCATCCTATTTGATGAGTTCGAGTTAGTTCATAGAGGGTTTGACTTAAGTTTCGATAGGTCACCTGCATAGTTACCGTCGGTGCATGCCCCACAAAAGGAGCTAACATAAGATTGGGCATTACTCTCGCAGGATTATTTGGGGTAATGCACGAGGTGGTCACTAAAGTTCTCATCACCATTTCAACAGTGTTACTAATAGTCACTCGCTCATAAATGATCCGACGTGATAAGAGAGAGGGTCCCAATCGTCCACTGCAGGTCATCCATTCCCCATCCTCATTCTGCTCAATGTGAATGGTTTCGATAATGCCAAACTCTCCTCGATCATCTTTGGTAAGGTAGTGTTGGACTTGAAGCAAATCTTGATGAATAACAGTGACTGGGACCACCAGTTCAAATTCACCGGATTCATAAAAACTGCGATGCCATATGAGTGATTTAATCGAATCAATGACACCCACCCATTCAATAGCTTGGTTATACACTTTGCAATGCATCTTATACCCCACTGTATTGTGGGCGATAACGAAGTTGAGTCATCAGCCCTGTGGATCCTAACTCACTGGTCGCAAGCAGGATATTATCTTTTTCTTTAAGTTGGAAAAAGGTGGATCCTAGAGAGAGGGTTGAAAACAAATTCACTCGCTCACTAGATAAGACCATTTCAATGCGCTTATGCCCGACTTGGGTATTAATTTCAATGACCTGACCTGCTTCCATGTTGGTGTGTAGTTCTAGGTATGCTCCGCTCTCCATATTAATAAGCTTGGGATTAGTTACGGCCGAAACACATTCAAAACGAACAATAAAGCCTATCTCTTTATCCCCGGGATTATAGGCATTCATGGGAGTAGACAACGAAAGGCTTCCTAAGGGTTGTCCACTTGAAAGAAGATTGAGAGGAAAACTCAATGCTTGTGTAATGGAAGCAAGCTCAAGTTGTTGCTCACTGGCTTCTTCAAAATAAGGCTGAGGACATACTAGTGAAATCATGGCTTTGAGAGGCCAACTCATCACTAGACACTCACATGATTCTACCCATGCTTCAATGATCACATGGCGATGTGCATCCTCCACATGAAGGGTTCCTTTTTGATTGACTTTGAAGTGACTTGTTAAGGACCTACGACTGCTTTCACCATCATGGTGAAGTTGTAGTGTCAATTGAATAGTTCGCTGTTCTACTTTGGAATGAAGATGAATGGATCCATCCACTCCAGGAAGTGAACCCAGTTGAATGCTTGCCTTAGGAGGTTGAAAACCTGAGACATAAATGAGTGAGAAGTGCTGTTCATCATTGATCCATAGGGATTGGTTAAGGTGATTGGTAAACGTTAGTTTCATCATGCTTACTTCAACGTGGCCGCAATGAGCTGACCTGCATGTTTGGTTTGGCGATACACTTCAAAGGCACTGAGTGCTTTGGGGGATTGAATGTGTTGATGAATGATGATCGACGCACCTCCTGCACTGGATGGCGAGGTTCCTTGGTGCCCACTTACAGAGTTCATGGTGGGGATGGGAATAGCCTCTTGGATTTGAGATTGCATGGTTTGAATTTCATCTTGAAAACCAAGGCCAAGTCCTTGGGCCATGTTTTCTCCAATACCCGCAAAAACTTTGGAGGGTGATTGGATCCCGAGTAGTTTCTTTGCACCACTCACAATACCATTGAAGAATTTACCCACTTGATCTGAAAACCATTGACCCATGCCTTGAATCCCTGACCAGATGCCCTTCACAATATTAGTTCCAATATCACTAAACCACTTTCCAACATCCGACAGCGACTTTGGAATCGTTACGGTAAAGAAGGTCACAATACTGTTTACCACATTTGAAATTGTACTGAGGATATCATTAAAAATCTTGGTAACAGCTTTACGGAAATCTTCATTGGTGTTCCATAACACTATGAGTCCACCCACAAGTGCGGCTATCAACGTAATGATGATCCCAATAGGATTGGCTGACATCACGATATTAAGTAGAGCTTGCGATAAGGTCATCCCTTCGGTCGCGAGCTTCCATCCTTTGATGACCGTAATGAGTCCTTGCACCATTGTGACCACATTCCATGCTAGAAGTCCGGTGCCTATGGCTGCAATTAACGACGCAATAAGAGGTCCATTGTCAATTACAAAGGTAATGAAATTCTGTATTGTATCAACAATCTGAGGCATCATGTCTTTAAGATTTACTAAAAGTTCATTTATAAGTGGAGCCAATTGAGCAAGGGCTTCTCGCATGAGGCCTTGAGTCGATGCATTAAGGGTTTGCATCGTATCATCAAAAGCTCCTAATGCACTTACTCCATCTTCACTAACCACTGCTCCTACACTGTGAGCTTCTTGGGCCAGTCGCTCAAATTCTTTAGAACCTGCTTTAATCAAAGGGTTGAGTTCAGTGGCCGATTTACCAAAGAGTTGCATGGCTAAAGCGTCTCGCTCGGTCTCATTACTCATCTGCCCTAAAGCATCAATGGTTTCATAGTAGACGTCTTTATTGTTTCGCAGTGATCCATCTAGGTGTGTGACCTCAATGCCTAAGCGTTGATAAGCTTTGGCTTGATCATTGAGTTTGCCACTTTGCATGGCACTTTGTGCACTCTCCATTGTGCGGGTGAGTTTATTCATCGACGAGGTCATCGTTTCGACTGACACATCCACAAAGCGGGCTGCATAACTCATCTCTTGAAGTTGAGTGACGGAGATACCGGTTTTATTGGAAAGTGTAATGAGATCATCCGCAAATTTGCCTGAGTCAATCATCAGCTTACCGAGTGCTGCACTCGCAGCAGCGGCTGCGGCAGTTAAGGTCACCATTGCCTTTTTACCCATTTCATTGATGGACGCTGTCAGTTGTTCCGTCTTCTTTTTGAGCTCTTCTTTTTTCTGAGCGGTTTCTTGAGTCTTATCAATGATGTTTTGATACGCAACTTTGGACTCTTGAAGCTCGAGTTTATTGCGATTTAAAGAGGCGGTTTCTTTATTAATTTGAATTTCAAGTTCTTGAGCCGCTTTACTATGGGCACCTGAAGTGGACACAATATTTTGATGTTGCTCTTTTAAGGCTTGAACCTTTTGTTCTTGCACATCCACAATGGTGGTCAATGACTTGATCTTTGCACTGAGTCCATCGGCTTGATTGCCCCATTGTCCCATGCTGGCGGCTACGGCTTTAAACTCTGAATCGGCCACACGAATCAAGCGATTGGCTTCGGAAATGCCAGCTTTAAGATCCGTGGTATCTAGAGTCCATTTACCACCGAGTATTTCTTGATTTGACATTCGCTCACCTCCTAAAACCAGGCTACCTGGTCAGCATACACTTTCTTGCGCTTGGCTTGAGATGATCCAGAGGATGATCTTGTAATCTTGCGAATCAAAACAATCACTTCCATCGCGTCCACTTGACGTAAGTACAGTGGATCCAGTGAGGGAAACATCTGACACAGTGACATCACCATCTGAAACAACAGGACAGAACTTGATTGGGGTGACTCACTGACTAAGGCTGTTTTTTTTCGCTTGGTTCTCCAATGGTTTGCACTAGAGCAACAATTTGATTGAAGCAGGTTTTGACATCCGCTACATCCGCTTGGCGAAGCAAGTCATGGGTCAGTGATGGAAACACCTTTTGCATAAACTGCCCCATCGCGACATACGCTTCTCGCTCACTTTTACCTTCTAAGCCTTCAGAAAGTTCCACTACATCTTCAATGAGACCCCAGCGAATGCGGTGCTCATGAAACTCAGCAATGATCTCGTTTTGAGCATCATATATTTTTAGATTAATACTCGAGTTCATCATTGATTAGGGGGTGAGCGTAATCAGCGCAAGGTTATCCGGGGTAACGACTTGTTCAAACCAAGACGAGACATCCGCTTTAGCGTCTCGCTCATCCACTACAATTTGCTTACTGCTGCGCTTTTGATTGTTTGGAAGTGTGAACTTAAACTTGGTGGTGATCCCCGTGAAAATGAGCTTGTGATTGTTGGTGTCGGTTGAAGCGTCTTTGGCTTTGGCCGCTTCTTCATCCAATCGGAAGGTACCTTTATGTCTCCAGACATAACGATAGGTTCCATCGGTAAAGCGCAAGCGATAGCCAATTGCAAAGTATTGACTTTGGGTCTCTCCACTATCCAAGAGCGCTCCAGTGGTCGTGTCTACCACTTTTCCTAAGAGTCGGGCCACCAGTCGAATCGGTAACACAGGCACCGTCAGTGTTGCTTCATCAAATCCTTCAGCCGTGACAATCAGATACGGTTGATTATCGTAGTACTTGGGCTCACTGGAGCGATCTGTCTTTACTGAGATTTCTCCAGCTGGCGCAAGAATCTCGGGCACAGCAGTGGTGTATGAGGTGGCATCATCTTTGGTGATCTGAGCAAACATTAAGGAATCAAATCCTTGGTATTCTTCATAGACATACGTATTACTCATGCATTGGCATCCTTTCTGTATGATGGATTTCCATCAACCATGCATAGTGATGGTTGAAGAAACCTGCATCTTTACCTCGACTCTCACGCACAAAGCCAGCCTGTTTAATAAGCTGACTGAGGTGATCAGGGAGATCTTTGATGATCGACATCTTGGTAGAATAAATCATTAACTGAATTTGTGTGATCGCTTTGGTGGCTTCATTATCATAGAAACCCTCATCACTTGAATCGATGATTTGATATGTGATCAGCGTCTCTGATAAAGGTTCCTCATCACTAAGGGACCCTTGATAACGCACTTCGACCCCCAAGGGTTCAAGAGCATTGAGTAATCGATCCCGTACGTTCATGGTTGAAGCTCCTTCATGATCGCTTTTAGTGCAGCAACCTGATGAAACTTGGCATTGCGTTTTGCCTTGGCAATGGCTGGTCGAATGAAAGGGCGAGCACTCATTCTTGGGGTTCCATATTCTAAGAAAATTGCAGGGAGTCCACCTGAAGATAAATCAAATCCCACGTGCAAACTGCAACGATTGCCTTCCCATTTCACCTGTTGAGGAGAGCGTAGGGCTTTCTCTGTGAGTCCTGATCGTTTGTGTTTAGCAATGGATTGTTTCAAATCTTGAGTAAAGGGGTGAGCGCTCGCAAGGATGGCCTTTTCAGCCGCCGCGTTCACACTCCCCCCTAACTTCTCAATTTCTTTGAGGAGTTCTTCAACTCCTTGTAATGTAAGTGTCAGTGAGTTCTTACTCATTAGGCACCTCCACTGATTTTCTTCACTCGAAGTTGCATATACTGTCCTCGCATCTCATAGTTTTCAGGATCTCCGATGATTTCCCAAATACTGTTATCCGATAATAGAATGATCCGATCCGGGGATTGAATATCTTGGCGATACCATGTAGTCAAAGTGGCAGTGGCGATATTAACGATCTGTCCATTCACTACTGACTCTGTGCCTCCAAAGGTTTTGAAGTTACAAAACAAGATGGGTTCATCGGGTTCAATATAACTGCTTTCAGCCGCACCACTTACCCAGGTGACCACTCGCTTCATGATCTTGACCGGGGTAATCAGGGCATGGATTTCTTTTGGTTTAACCATCATTGGTCTCCTGAGTCTGTGAGAGTATAATGAGCTGGATAAGGCGTTGTTGAAACATGAGACTAAAGCGAGTCGTTCCACTCTCTTGAGTCCACGCATCCGCAATCCCTCGAATCAAACACCCAATGGAAGCATCGCTACTCAGGATCGCGTCACTGACACCCGCGCTTTTGCAATACGCTTTCACATCTTTAAGGTGTCGTAGTAGGGTTGCATCATGGTAGTTTCCACTCACACCTAACCCTTTTTTGATTTCAACTAAGAACTCTGCTTCACTCATGGGGGTTCATCCTTTAGGTTGCTTTCTTATCAATCAAGACAAATCCATTAGCGTTCACAACGTTCCCGCCCACAAACACACTACCCTTCACGGCAAGCATGCCTTTCTTAAAGGCGGCGTCTTCTGAGACCTTAATTTCATACGGGCTAAAGAGTGCAAGTTCATACGAACTTGGATTTCCATAGATCATACAGGTCGTATTGGCAGGGGTGGTAGCGGCGGTCACCGCTTTTAGAGCACTATTGATGGTGTATCGCACGGATAGTCCACCATCTTTGATGATCCCCGCATTGGGGTTGGATGGGTCTGGAGTAATCTCATACACAGACTTCTTATCTGCTCCTCGAACATCGCCAAAGGCAATTAAGTCTGCTTTGTTGATTAAGAGTACGGCATTACCAATGACATTTTCATCTCCACCATACGACATCGCAATCTTGCGAAGAGTGAATTCATCAATGCCTGTAAGTTCAATAGATCCATCGGTAATCGCAGGAGCATGAATGATCCCTGTGATTTCTGCAGGGGTGGCTGAAGGGTTTCCAAGTGGAATTAGTTTAGCCACTTTTTTGCGTAAAGCAATCAGTGCAGCTTGGCGAACTTTCGCGAGGTATTGCACTGGTGTGAGTTTGCTCACTTCCTCAGACACTTCAGTGTAAATCGTAATCTTCACAGGCTTGATGGATGCATAATTGAATACAGGTTCTCCATCACTGTAATTTTCACCTTCAAGGGTAATGCCACCTTCACTGTAACCGACCACATAAGGAACCTCATATTCTCCCATGCGCTCTGCAGAGACCGTGTTCACTTGTTCAATGATCGATGAAACTTCATTGAATTTCTCATTGATGGTGGATTGAACAGGTTTTGGAGTGATCAGATTTCCTGATCCAATGGTGATAGCTCGGACTTCCTCAATCGAGATGTTGAATTTGCTGGTGTCAATAAACACTTGTGCACGTTTTTCTTCTTCATCAAGGGTTTGAGTGCGAGTCACAGTCTCCTCTTTCTTCACGCCATAGGTGGCTAAGATAGTGGCTTTACTTTGACTGCGAGCTTCTCCTTCATGGGCATCATCTAGGATCGAGCGAAGTTCGCTCATCTCGTGTTTGATGCTTTCAAGATCAGCATGGATGGTTTTGAGTTCTTCCACGTTCTCACTGGTTTGTGATCGGGCAAGTAACTCATCAATCTTGGATTGTTTTTGTTTCAATAATTCATTGAGTTTTTCTTTGTTCATGGGTCCTCATTTCTGGGCTAAGATTGCATTTCTTAAACGCCAAATCTCACAGCGTTGTTGAGTCTCCACTCCTAGGGCTCGTGCCTGATCCAGTGCCTGTTGCTCACTCTCCAGTGAAACACCATCTCGAGCCAATATTTCGGTTTCTTGATATGCAGGGAAATTAACAGCCGATACTTCTCTCACTCGTGCAATCTTTTTAATGCGTCGAGTGGGCATCTCCGAGTTTAAGTTTTCCCATGTGTCTTCTTTAATCGTAAATAGAAACGACATCCCACTGATATCTCCTCGAGAGATGGCCGAGTAAAGTGCTTTGGCTTCACTGTTACCCTCCACATCCAAGAGAGCTTCCATGTTGAGACCTCGCTCATCCAGCGAGAGTGTCATGGTGCTATTTCCATTGTTGCGACGACTTCGAGCCAGTGGAATCTTGTTCATGTCATGATTTACAAAGAATAGAACATCGGTAAGGTCACTGCCATCAAACGCTCCTCGCTCAATCACTTCGGTAAACATGTTGCCGATGTTGGTACGACTTTCATACACCGCTGCTAAGCCAACCACTTTATTGCCTTCGACTTTAAAGTCTGATACAAAGGATCGACAGATAGGTTGCTTGTTAAGATGGTGTTGCATCAGGATCCTCCTTGGTGGTTTGGGATAAACTCATTTGATATTGATTCGCGATACTCACATCCACATAGTTAAGTGACATGAGGCGAACATTGCCTGCTTCATATGGAGGATAGCCAAATAAAGCTAGAAGCTCATTGTTAGTTAGCGCTCCTCGATTACCTAAAAGTTCTCCTAAGGCGACGCGTTTATCCAAAGCCATGTAGAGTAGATTGTTGGCATAAAAGATCACTTTATTGCCAAACTGAAGTTCTCTGAGTGAAAACAGGTTTTTGGTAAACACTTGGGTTAATGAGTTGATTAAGGGCTCAAGTGTCTTTTCATAAAAGGCTTGATATTGATCGGGCGTGAAGTCTCCAGTCAGAATCGGGAGTGGAACGCCATAGTGACGTAGAATCTTGGAATCAATAAATGCCAAGGTTTCGGTATCGACCATTTTAGGATCCGGCTTGATTTGAATGTATTCGGATTTCAAATCGGCCCCAATGATCCCATTCTTATTTTCAGCCAACATTTTTTCAAAGCGAAGGATCTCTGATTTCATATGATCCTCATCTAGGATGGTGTTGTATTTCATCACCCCATAAATCTGCATGGAGGAATTCACCGATTTCTCAATGGATTGAAGTAGTTTATGGTTGATCTCAACGGTTTGAAGTAACGCGTGGGTATCCGGTTGACCATTCTCGTTGCCTCCCATAAATGGACTCACAGAATAACGGTACCGCCAATGGATAAGATCTTGGTATCTTAGCGTGAGTTTATCACTGTGCGCAAAGATCATCTCCACATAAAGTTCTCCAGATCCATCCACCAAGAAACTGACTTGTTGAGGATCCAAGGGATAGATGGCTCGTATCCTTGGGACACCGTCTTCTCCACTTTTTGATGTTTCTTTGACTGGAAGCATGAAGACGTTGTAGTTAAGAAAGAGCTGCCAGGTGATTTTCTCTAAAAAATCTTTCGTGGTCATCCACTCATTGGGTCCATACTCTAGTAAATCGTTGAGTGGTCCAATCACGGTATTTTGAAGACCTTGGCGATCAAAGCGAACATGCTTGGGAGTCAATTTACTGATTTCCTGGGCAATACATGCGATGGCTTGTTGGACCACATCACTCGCAAAGACACTTTGACCAAACTGACTGTAAATGGGTGGATTCCCATTGATCATAGCTAGTTGGGAGGACGATCCATCTTTGGATTTGTTAAACATGCTTTTGACAGAGTCAAACCATCCCATTGGATCACCTCACCATTTCAAGAAATTCTGTGCGATAACGCTGCCACATGGCATACAAGATAATCATGGTCACCGCTCCATCGATACGTCGATTGCGCATATCATTTACTTTGACTGGCATGACCAGTCCCAAGTTATCGACTTTGATCGCAGTATTAGATAAACACCACTTATCAATCGGATGATTGTTGAAGTTAACAAGTCGTGATTTAAGATCCGCCTCAAGAAGTTTCATCGGATTAGAGAGAGTAAATCGGTTTTGATCCACTCGCTCAGTTTCAAGTCCATATCCTTCCATTGCACTTAACCACGTCTTCGCAAAACGATTATCATATCCTGTCTTGTATGTTCGAATCTTGTAGTGTTTATACAAATCTAGAAACCATTTCGCGACTTGGGAGAGATCCACTTCATTACCTTCAGTTATTTCAATCAGTCCAAGTCGAGCCCAGTTCAAGTAATCTTTCTTATCATCCAAACTTCCCTGAACAACTTTACTTTCAGGAATGAAGTAGCGAGTGGCGATGTATTTGGTTGGATCTCCTTTTTTCATCAATAGGATCTTGGCACAGGTAAGGTCAGTTGTCTCAGATAAGTCCACTGCACCTAAAGCAATGCTTCCAATGAAGTCTTCCATATGAAATGTATCCGTATGATTAATATCTTGCTCCATTAACCAGGCTTGCGCATTATTTTGCTTAATGTTGAAGTCTTTGGCTAAGACATACATGCGATCCCCTTTATCCAGCTTCGCTTTATGGATTTGATCTCGCAAATATTCTCGCTTCTTAATGAGCCCTAGGGATGGATTGGATTTACTCCAACTTGATTCATCTTGCCAAACTTCAGCTTCACTATCTTGGGTGTATAACCATGCAAGCAAAGTGTCATCTTCATACTCTTGATGGATTACTCGTCGTGCATACTGTAGTTCTTTATCTAGGTATCCATCATTCACAAATCCTTCAGTGGTGATGTTGATAAAGAGGGGTTCATCTTTGGTCGATTGTGATTGTTCAATCGGTTTGGCGATGGAGTTATCCTTCATCTCATGGGATTCATCCAAGATACCGAACTCAATGTTGTAGCCTTCTTTGTTTTGAGTCTTCTCAGAAAGCTTGAACACCTTACTCTTGTTTTTCTTATTGATGATCCAGCGCAAATTCTTATGAGTTCGCTTGCTCGAAGGATCAAACATCTCTCGCATGGCACCAATCTCTAAAAAGATAATTGAAGCCTGGGCATCATCATTGGAAGAACAGACAATATCTGAACCTCCACTTCCCATCATCAGTTCAGTAAAGGCCAATGCGGCAGTAAGAGTCGATTTCCCATTCTTACGACTAATCAGCAAGATGACTCGTTTGAATCGTCGTCGATTGGTAGACCGTCGTACGAAACCATAGACCACTTCGATGAAGGCCTTTTCCCACAACTCAAGAATGAAGGGCTTCCCATGAAAGGGTGACTTGGTATGTCTACAAAATCGTTCGATAAAGGCAATTCGTCGATGAGCTCGCTTCACATCATAGATGTATCGCTCATCCGTCAGATCATTAACGAGTTGGGTTAACACTGTGGTTAATTCATAACCGACAATGATCTCCTTAGCTAGAATGGCATTAAGGTACTGTTCAAGATAGGTCACAACGCCTCATCGATGGATTGATGTAAGAATCGCTCGAAGTCATCTTCTTCCTCAATGGAATTCTTAGTGAAGACTGTGTTCAGGGTTTTGATGACTACAGAGTAGGTTTGTAGGTTCCTTAGATACTGCTTAGCAGCTTCGGTGGGTTTCTGTAAGTTTGGGTTGGTAGGATGAAACTTCACCATGCCTGTGACTTCAATCATCTTGCGCAAATCTTCATTTTGCTCCGAGAGGAATGCTGCGTCATGAAGAAGTTTCTCCACAAGTTTTTGTTTATCAGGATCTATCTTTTGAAAGATCTCTTGGAGTTTTTCAAGTTCAGTCATGACTGCTTTTCCTCACGTTTCTTGAGTTTGATTTTCTTTCACCACTTTTTCCAAAACTTGGGAGATTTTCTCAAATTTTTGGATTGTGTGCATCTGTTGTCCCTGGTCCAGTTCCCAGCTGATTGCCTAAGATTCAGACCCGGGGGGGATCAGGAATGAATCTTAGGAACCACTGTTGGATATATTGCTGCCATTCCCTTTGAACGTGCAGTTTATCCTTATCTTGGTATAGTCTATGTAGACACTCTTCTTGGGAAGCCTCAATGAATAAAAGTTCTGCTCCAAGTTGATGAGCTAATCGCTCACGCTCTACAAAGTTTGGATAACCACCGATGATCCATGCTTGAGACCATTTGCCTGTTCGTGTTTTGATTTGATCCAGTAATACATCTCTTAATTGAAAGATATTTTGGGCTAGTTCGGTTGGCTTATCATAGGCAGGTAGTAGTGTTATAGCTTTGTATAGTTCATCAAGGTCCAACACAATATCTTTTCGGCCTTTGTTTTGTTTAACAAAGGTGGTCTTCCCTGAGAGTGGTGGACCATAAACGATATAGACTTTTTGTGTTGATTGATATCCAAACCGTTCATGGATTTCGTTATGACATCGATGATGAACCAACAGAATATTCTTCGGATTAAGTGATATGTTTGCATCGTGGACATTAGTTGGCGTCAGCTCTTTTATATGATGAGCTATACAATCAATCTCTTTATGAATGATTTCACCACAGTGTTGACAACATAGTCCTTTGCTTTGATGACTTCGCTCATTCATAAGTTTGAATCGCAATGATCTCCACTCGTGACTTTTATAGAAATCGGCAAGGGCTGTATACTTGGCCATTACCATTCCTCTGCTTTAGCAAGTCTTTCTCGAAGTTCAAGTTCTTGTTTCTTAAGCTGCAGCATTTGTGGATTATCAGAATAGTTTTGAGGATCTTTGTTCTTGAGTAAACCGAAGAGCGCACCTGTGTCTGGAGGTTGATGTTTCTTAGTGATCTCAGTATAAGTCACTGAATTACCATTCTCATTTTTGGTATAGACTTTCTTCTCTTCATACTCATACCCAAGTGCTTTCTTAATAAGTGCATTCTCAAGTTCAGTGATTAAAGTTTCTTTCCCCTTTTTTAAGGCTTTAGAAACTTCAGGGTATTGCTTCTTATAGACTTCTAAGGTAGTGACAGAAATACCAAGGTTTTTAGCAATTTGATCTTCTCTTAAACCATCTCTTGCCCACTTTTCGACAAGATGTAACTTCGATTTGACTTGATCCCATTTACTCTTAGCCATCAGACACCTCTTATCACATTTAAATTAGCACAAAAAAAACTTCGATAAGTACCGAAGTTTCAGTCTGCTCTAACTACCATTTTGAATATTAGTAATCCATTTAAGTAATGTGGATTCTTTTAATATAGCTCTTCCTTTAATTCTACCTTTATCGACATTAGCTAAATAGTAATACTTCTCATTATTCTTTTTTACTACTCTAAATGATCTATGAGCAAATGCACACCTTATCAGATAAAGTAAAGCTTCAACAATGTTTTTCTCATTCCTCCAACAAACTACAAATTCCTCATTAGTAAATTGATTGCCATACAAATTGTTGTTGAGAATAGTTAGTTCAACATCGTTAAGATTATTGCAAATGAAAACTCTATTCTTGAGATTATTATCACTTAACATGTCTCCTTTAAGTTTTGGGAGTTTTCCTTTATCCCATCCATATTCATTAACTGTAACAGCAGAATAATGATTTATATTTTTTACTGGACAGTTGAATAAATAGAACTGAATGATATTCAAGAAATTTGCAGATTTATCAATTTTTTTGGGATCAATAGTTATCCATTTATTAATGATTTCAATATTGGTTTTTTGCTTACTCAATTTGAGATTCTCCTTATAGAATATTAGATAATATAATCTAAATTTGGCATTTCACAATATATCTTACCCTCAAGTAACTTACCACTCTTTTTCTTGTTCCATCCACCCCATTGCTTAAAAAAGAACTTAATGTTCATTTGTGCACATTTATCTCTGATCTCTAACACCCATTCTTCTTTTAATGGCCTTGCATTTGCGCCAGACTCTCCGCCAACTACAATCCAATCAATTCCATGAAAATCGCAATTATTTAAAGATCCTAATAATGGTTCACAACTTAAAAATTTCACTTTTGCTTTGATGTCTCTCAAATCATCGATTCTATGTGCAAGTGACTCATGCTCTACTGTAACACCAATCCATATATTCTCAGGGATTTCATAAATTTCTGAAAATTCTTTTAATCTTCTGCTTCTTTTGGTCAATACTTGAAAAATATGCCAGTCTGCCTTTTTCATAACATCAAAAATTTCAGATATAGTTTCAAAATCAACCTCCTCGTGGAATAAATCCGACATAGAGCAGACAAAAATGACCTTTCCGTCCTTAATATTCAAAGGTTGCATAAACAAGTCTTTATGAATCGTTAATTTAAAGTTGTTTAAATATCTTGGATTCTTCATTGCGCTCAATCTGTTAGCCATCTTTTTTGCATAACAATTCAAACATCCTGTAGAGATTTGAGTACATCCGGTAATTGGATTCCAGGTTGACTCTGTCCATTCAATTCTTGTTTTGTTCATATTTTTGTCCTATCACCATTAATGGTTTGAAACACATAAGTCTTCGATGGTTTTGAACATATCTTAACCCCATGTAAATCTTTCAAGAATTTGTCAAGATCTGTTTTTACACTTTCACTTGGTATAAACTCATGATTTATCAAGAAATCCTTAAGTTGATCATTTGTTATTTCTTTGCCAGCGAAATAGTGAGCTACAATGCTAGCATATGATTTAGCAGAATAATAATATTGAATTTCACGTAACTCTTCAATACTTGCATGATATTTTTCATCATCCGATACTGAAAGGTTAAGGTCTAGTTGTCCATATGACTCCGAAGATTTCAATCTATCTTTTGTAGCTAAATAAATGGTCTTTTTAAACAACTGCCTTGCTTTTGAATCAGTCGAGTAAAAAACAATATCATATACATCTTTATTGAGTTTATTGAACACTGGCGCATATGATATATCTCGTTCATCTACCTGGAGCTCATCTGCAATAACTTCACGAAATCTCTCTCTCAATTTTCTCTTTTTCTCGAATTCTGAGTCATTACCTAATAATTCAGAAAGTTTATCTAGACTCATTTTGTATGAGTTCTCAAGTCTATTTTTAACTTCATCTTTAATATTATCTAGATCAAGTCTAAGTGTATCATGTTGTCCGAAATGAGTAATGATTAAATCGAATTTTAGTTTGCTACCATTTTTGCTAATAGGTACAGTTAAGAAGTGTTTTAACTCCTTCCAAAGAATATTTACTTTGTAGGGATCATATAAAAGCAAAAGATGGAAATTTTCAGCTTTTGGAAGGAAATTTCCAGGATTAATTAAAAAATCCTTAACATCAGAAACCGTTTCAATTGTAAAAACATTTTTATTCTTCCCAATACTATTAATTCTACATTTTTGACATTCTATTTCACGTTCTTCTAAATCATTCACTATTAGATAGTATTTTTTACCCTTGTACTTTTCACTATTTGCATATTTATTGAAGAGTTTTAACACTCTCAAAGATGTACCTTCAATTTTCTCCTTGTTTTTATTTATATATTCACCGCAACTAGACATCGCATCGACAAAAACTAAGCTTTCATATGGATATGGACCATTTAACAATTTATTAATCCATCCTTCAACATATGATTCAATAAATTGTATCTTGTTTTCCGTACCAATATGAATCTCATCTGAGTTATTCTTTTTCTTTGGACCAAAATAACATTTTCCAGAATTAGTAGCTCTATATTCACAATTTTCTTTCAAAATAATACCCCCATTTTCTTTATTAAATTATATGTGAATTTCAATATTTTTGAAAGATAACCTTAATATTATAATTCATCAACCATTTCAGCTTTTAGCTACTATTTACGCATGTTTCTAGAGATTTACCTTTCAAAATAGTTTTTACTAACTTTGAATAATTGGTTTTTGCTTTTTATCAGATTTTATCGAGTAGTTTTTTCTTCATTTCGACATACTCTTCCTGTGTAATCAATGATTCATTAAACAGGTCCTGTAGCTCAAGCAATTTTTCTCTAGTTGTTTTGCTATTCAAATCATTAGAAATTTGTTTACTGATGTTTTCTGTTTCAACACTTCTAGAATCATGTTCTTTGCTCATAGCCACTTTGAATGAACTATACAGGTTATCGGCATCTCGAAGTACTTTTTCAAACTTGGGATTGCCTTTTCTTAAACCTTTCTTAAAATCATTAAATATCACAAATTCTATTAATGGATTCACATCATCTTCAACTATCACTTTAACTTTAACACTATTTAGTAAATTCCTATTTTTGCCTGTTAAAGCTCCAATAATCGCACCTACACCACCAGCTACTAATGTTCCAACAACTGCTCTTCCAATTCCTTCTTTCTTGACTACTGAATCATCTACTGATAATTCGCAATCAACTATTTGGCTGAAGTTATGTACTCTATCAATTTTATGACTAAATGATAAAGGAAAGTCGATGTTAACTTTTAGAATAGCAAATAAATGATTCTTATTATCAAAGACAACTTGTCGGCCATCACTCATTATAAAATTGGATGTCTCTTCAATTCCATATTGTTTAAGCAAGTCAATTCTCTGTTGTGCATGACTATTAAC